AATCCAGATTGGAACTTTAACTCTCTTGCAAATTCAGTTTGGTTTAGTGATAAAGTTGGGTATATGCCACAGGCGCATACTGATCACATTGTAAAAGTAAAAGAAGAATGGATGGAGAAGGGTGAGAAGATTGCCCAAGTCAAAGAAGAAAAAGCAAAAGACAAACCCAATCGTCCTTCTATACAAGATATAATGAAAGAGAAGTTGCTTGAGGCTGGCGGCGAGATAGATGGTCTAGTCGATCAATGGATGGAAGACGAAATAAAAAATGATGATAAATTTACAAAACAGGTAATGTCCATTTGTAATAATTACAATCCATTGGCAAACCATATTCCTCTCTTAGTTGCATTGTACGAGAAAGAACAGAAAGAATTCAAAGAAGTAATTGAAGGCAAAGATGAACAATTAGTTGAAGCATACAGTCACTTTAGTAAAAAGAAACTTAAAGCAACTATTGCTCTTTATGATACAGTAACTGGTGTGTTGAACTCTTATGCTAGTCTTAAGATTGCATCTAGGGCTAAACGTAAGACTAAACCAATCACTCCTGAGAAAGCAACACAGAAGTTGAAGTATCAAAAACGTTTTGAGTGCAACGCAACAAAACTAAAACTAGAAAGCATTCGTCCAGCAGAACTGCACTTGTCTAAAGAAGCATGGGTATATGATACTACAAAACGTAAACTGCATCATTATATTGCAGATGAAATGACTGGAGAAATGTTTGTCAAAGGCAACACGTTGTTAGGCTTCGACAAATCAAAAAGTCAAATCAAAACATTACGTAAGCCATTGGAACAGATTAAAGAAGTTATGGGAAGCAAACCAGCGGCAAGAACTTACTTTGACAAGATAAAAGCAGTGGGTATTAAACCAACTGGTCGTTTCAATGACTCTCTTATTATCCTAAAGGCTTTCTAAAGAAGATAAATACTCATAACAGGAATTTATCTTATGGCCGCAGACGAACTAGCAGTACCGAATAACCAGAACCTTGAGCAACTTAAGGAATCGATGTTTGATAACATCCGTTTCAGGTTGGGTGACGGCATTGTAGATTTAGAACTGGATCCAGAGCATTACGAAGCCGCATATAATATTGCTATCAAAGTATATAGACAACGTGCTGAAAATTCTGTACAAGAAACTTATACCTTATTAACGGTTCAAAAGGACCAAGACACTTATACACTACCAGCAGAGTTCATTAACGTCAGACAATGTTTCAGACGTACCATTGGACTTGAGACAGGCCCTGGAGCATCATCATTTGATCCATTCTCATCTGCTATCTTAAACACTTACTTGTTAAACTATAACTATGCAGGTGGTCTAGCAACATATGACTTCTATGCAGGGTATGTAGAACTAGCCGCTAGAATGTTTGGTGGGTTTGTTATCTACACATTTGATCCAGTATCTAAAACAATTAGATTTGTAAGAGACTTCAAAGGATCAGGTGAACAGATTCTTATTTGGGCTGACATCATGCGTCCAGAAACAACTCTCTTACAAGATCCAGGCATTGCTCCATGGTTAGAAAACTATGTCTTAGCAACATGTACGATCACTATTGGTCAAGCACGTGAGAAATTCTCAACTATCCAGGGACCAGGTGGCGGTACTGCTCTTAATGGTGCGGCTATGAAATCAGAAGGACTTGCGGCACAAGAAGCATTACACAAAGACCTAAGAGACTACGTTGACTACTCACAACCTCTTACATGGATACAAGGTTAATTACCCAATACTCCTTGACTTTCTCTTCAAATTATCTTATAATGCTACTACTTAACTAGAGGTAGTATTATATGATTATAGGTATTACAGGACTTATCAGCAGTGGCAAAGACACAGCCGCAGATTATCTTATTCGATTTCATGGCTTTAAAAAACTCAGTTATGCAGGTACGTTAAAAGATTGTGTATCTGCTATCTTTGGCTGGGACAGAGAAATGCTAGAAGGTACAACTCAATCTAGTAGAGAGTGGCGAGAAGAAGTTGACGAGTGGTGGGCAAAACGATTAAACATGCCTCATCTAACTCCTCGTTGGGTCTTACAGTATTGGGGAACTGAAGTAGGTAGACGTTCATTTCATAATGACATCTGGGTAGCATCAGTTGAGAATCAATTAAGGACTACAACTGATAATGTTGTTATAACTGATTGTCGATTTAAGAATGAAGTTGATGCAATCAAAAATGCAGGTGGAACAACAGTACGAGTAGAAAGAGGCGAAAGACCTAACTGGCTAACTGATGCAGTCGATTATAACTACTATCAAAACCCACAAGCACTTGCACGATTAGTTGATAAAAATATACATGCTAGTGAATATAGCAGTGTGGGATTAGACTATGATCATACAATTTACAATAATGATACTATCGATGCACTACACAAACAAATGGAGTTAATAGTCAACGGTTAAGTCTCCTCTTGTCCAAACAATTTCTTTTTTCTTTACCACTTCAACACAGTTTAAACAGACTGTACGCAGATTAACAAAAGCCACATTGGTAGAATTTCCATCAATGTGGTATACTGTCATTTGTGTAGGGTATAAACTTTTGAATCCACATAAAAAGCAATTACTATCTTTCTGATATCCTGCTCTCTGCCACAAGTAAACATGTTGTCTCTTGGGATTCTTCTTATTACATGCTTGGCACTTGCTTCGATAATGATGTTTGCCTTTCTTAATATAGTTCACAGCACACACGTTTTTATTGCATTTTTTGCATATTGGTCTAGGTAAACTCATAACTATATTTATAAAAATACCTTCGAAGGTATCTTAATCCAGCATTTTTTGTAATACATGATAAATAATACTATGAAAAAACAATCAGGGTGTAACCCTCAAAATCATACAAAAGGAAAATTATCATGGCACTAACATCACCAGGCGTAGAAGTAAGCATCGTAGACGAAAGTCAATATTTACCAGCCGCACCGGCATCAATCCCATTAGTTGTATTAGCAACTGCATCGAACAAAGCAGACCCAACTTCAACTGGAATTGCACAAGCAACAACACCAGCAAATGCTGGCAAAATGTACAGAATCACTTCTCAACGTGATCTAGTTACTTTATACGGTAACCCATTCTTTTATACTTCAGCGGCAGGTACTGCTCTGCAAGGATACGAGTTAAATGAATATGGATTACTAGCGGCATACTCTGCACTTGGTATCTCAAATCAAGTATTTGTATTAAGAGCAGACATCGATCTAGCAAGTTTAGTAGGATCAACAGGTCGTCCAACTGGAGCACCAACAAACGGCGCTTACTGGGCAGACACAACAAGTTCAACTTGGGGTATCAACGAATTTAATTCAGTGACTGGCGCATTTACTGCTAAAGCACCAATTGTTATCTCTGACGCAACTTCATTAGTTGGTGGCGTAGCAGGCGGAGCACCATTAGCATCAATCGGAACTATCGGTGATTATGCTGTAGTTGCAATATTTAATTATGATGAGCCTACAGCGGCAACTGCTCCACAATACTACTACAAGGATGTTAACAATGCTTGGAGAGTAGTCGGATCAGCAGATTGGCAGAATGCATGGCCTACATTACAAGGTGATATTGCTAACCCAACATTAACTGGTGGAGATTCATTCCAAATCGTTTTAAGTGGTACTAACTCAGCAACTATTACTATTGCGGCGGCACCAAACAATACATTAGCACAAGTTGCTTCTGATATTAATGCATTAGGATTTGAATATCTTACAGCATCTACATCAGACAGCAAATTAACACTTTACTCTGCACAAACAGGTGGTACTGACGCTCCGTATTTTATCAGACTTAACAACGCATCAGGTACTGTTCTTACTGATTTAGGTTTCCCTAGTGCAACTACAACTGGACTTCAACCTGAATTAACATACGGCACATCTGCTCAACAGCCATTATGGCAAGAAGGTCAAGCGGCTCCAAGACCAACTGGATCTGTTTGGATCAAAGTAGCAGGAACTGGATTACAGCCTGTTATATCTACATACAATAGCACTACAGCAAATTGGGTACCTAAAACACCAAGTTTTGCTTCAAGTGACTGGGCTCAAATTTATGCGGCAGACTCAACTGGTGGCGGAGCAATCCCAGAAGGTTCAGTTTATGCACAATATAACTTTAATGACAATCCTTTCTCAGCAGGCCCTGTATACATATACTATCGTTCTGCTACAGGCGCAACGGTAATTAATGGTAATAACACAGCACCAGACTTTACAAGTGGTCCTTATAGTGCTAAAGTACAAGTTACTACACCAGGCGTTTCATCTTTATCAGGTGGTTATACTTTAAACTTAGCAGATGCAACAGACGCAACTGACTTTGTAACTGCATGGTCAGGAGCAGGTATTCCAAATACAACTGCTGTAGTTAATGACGATGGTTCAATCACTATAACACACACTAAAGGTGGTGTTATTGTATTAGATGACTATGATGCAACAACAGGTGTTTCTCAAGGTTTATTCTCAGAAGCAGGATTTGTTTCAGGAACAACAACTGGTTGTAAAGATGGTCCTTTCAAAAATGACGTATCATTTACACCAAGTACAACAGCAAGTGCTTCAGGTACTGGCTTTGTTCCAATCATTACTAATGACTATCAATACTACGACTTCGGCCCAGACTCATTCAGTGTTGCTGGATCAGGTTATGTAGTAGGC